AGAGACTGAGGACCAAGACCAGCCGTTCCAACAGCTTGCCCAATGACAAGCCCGTAGTTTGTGACTTGTCTTGCCAATGCCTCCCTTACTTTCATAACTTTAGTTTCGCCTGAGAAAGCACCACCAGCTACATCGTGCATCTCGCCCAAAAACTGAACCATTGGATGAGATTCACCGATATACTTCATGGTAGCTAAACCAAGATTTAGCACAAAGTCATCTACCATCTCGATATCATCAACATATTGAAGTGTGTGAGCCGTATCCGCTGCCATAGCTAATATTCCAGAAATGGGGTCATAACGAGAGTACCCGGTATAAACCCACGAGCCATCTTCTTGTCTTATGCCGATAGAATAGGGTTCATGTGTTTCAAGCCAATTAGCACGTTCTTTTGGATTGGTAGGGCCATAACCCGTAATAACAAAATCATCGTCAATACTACCACTTGCCAACGACATTGTAAGAACACCAAATCCGGTACCTGTTGTTATTCTAGTAAAAGCCTCGCGTCTTTGTTGCGGTGAGCCTTTAATAATTTTATCTACGAAGACATCAGGCAAGGCGATGGCGAGAGGTGTACGCTCAGTAATTCTTCTAAATACGTTTATTGGTGTTTTATAGAAAGGAGCAAATATTTTTGTAATTGGATGTGAAAAGAAACCGCTAAAATAGTTAGCATAAGACGGCAAATCATCTTGGAATGTACCCATTCGGGCAAACTCACTAGCTTCCTCAAACGCAGATTCCGAATGCAATACCTCAAGATATTGACTTTCACTCCTTGCTTTTGCTTCAGCTTTAGTAGCGCCATCTTTGAGAGCTGCTCGGTATGCATCAGTTTTAGCTCTGGTTGCAAGGGCTTCTAGTTGCATACCGCGCAGACCAGCTTTTTGGAACTCGTCTATTGCCATCATAGGTCTAAAGCCTAGCATTCTCAACATAACACCAGCACCATCAAAAAACATAGCAGCGGAACTTTCCATAGCACCACCACCTTCTTCAGCACTACGAAGCCCAGCACCTTGCCTCGATACTGCTCTCATTTCGGTATCTAGTTTACTTGTTCGGTCTGCGATTGGTCGCTCTGTTTTACCAGCTACATACATAGCTCGGAGCGCCTGTGGTAAATATTTAAAATGAGCTTTGAGCATTGCAAAAGCTTCTTGTGGTCTACCCTCCAAGAATCGTTCTATCATTAATGTTTCAGCCATTACCACGTTACCAACCGTATTAAAACCATGTGTTATTGGATTAGAGAGTAGGGCAGATTGATAAATCTCTGTCAGCATATCAGCACTGCGACGCATAATACTACGTCTGGCAAAACGATGTCTTGTGCCATCTGCCGGGAGATTCTTATAGTCGTTCATAAACAGGATACCAGCTTCTCTGCCACCGTAAGCAGCTAAAAAGTCAACTGCATTTTCTTCGGTAACTTGAGCAGATGGACCTACGTTACCGGTGCTTGTTTCGAGAAGGGTTCGCATTCTATCTATTCTGGCCTTAGATGGTGCTGCAATAATCTTGTTTACAGCCAAGCCTCTACCGTAAGACTCTTGTATTCCCACGAGCTGTATAGAGCTATATCCTTCTAATGATATGGCTTGTAACGCTCTAGCTACGTCTTCATCAGTTCCTGTTTTCTCTGCGATTTTTATGAGCCGGTTAGCCTCCATCTGTAATGACAATACCACATTACGAGCCGCTAACAATTCAGCATCGTTAAACAATCTGTCTGATGGATTTCGTTTCATCAGGTCTAGAAAAATATCAACAGAACTAATTACTTGTGCATCTCTGATAATCTTTTCAAAACCTCGTTCACCTTTGCGTAGTATTTTCTTACCGTCACTCGAAATTGTATCTTTATACTTTTCATAAACGGCTTGAATTGTACTTCGTAATTGTATTTCAGCTTCTTCAGTAGCATTTTTGAGCGTCTGTCCTTCTTTGGCTAACAATGGAGTGAGAGATACCTTGTCCAGATTTGGTAAGATAATATCCATATCATCTTCTAATCTGTCTGTATCATCACGGTATCGAACTAATTCTGCTAATTCATCTTGAGTTGCTCTTCTAACAAAAATGTTCCCAGCTTCATCCTGTTGCGCCAAAGGCTGTTCATTTGATGCGGAACTCTCAGAAGCCGGGAAGTCAGGAGAATCTTGATTTGTTTTTGGTGTTGGTTTTTTTGTTACATCCGGTGTTTCACCAAATACGGATTTGAACATATCGCCAATAAAGTTAGCTCCTTCTCCAACACGACCAGCAACTTGTATAGGTTGCGGCTCATCCGGGTTAGGAACAATCGGTATTTGTTGCTCTTGTTGCAGAGGAGACATTTGTTCTTGGTTATCAGGAGGTATTGCCATTACTCTGCTCCTCTTGTTTCATACCGACAGCCGTTGCTGTAACTGCCACAGGCCCAGCTATGCCGTATTTCTCTAGTATCTTGACCGCTTTATCGTCAAAGATGACATAGTTGCTTTTCCGAATGTCTTCTATTTGTACGCCAAAGCCTTTTTCTTTGTATTCGGCTTCTATTCTTTTCGCGTCATCAAGGTTTCTGGCATAAATGGGTTCGGTATCTCGATATGGTTTTCCACGAACATCTAGCTTCAAATTGAATTGTTTGCTTCTGGTGTCGTTGGTTGCATATTTGATGCCAGGAATGCCAGCTTTTGCCAAAAACTCTGACGCTGCTCTCGCGCCTTGTTCTGTACCTATACCACCTAATGCTTTTACGAAATCACCGCCTGTTGCAGTGGCTGGGTCAAGACCCGCTTGTTGTATAATAATTTCTGAATCGCCATGAACATCATCAATTAGTTTGAGCATTTTAGGCTGCTGGCTCAACGGCAAGTCATAATCCAGCAATTCGTCAGGCTTGGGAGCAAGCCCGACTTTGTACATTTTGCCTTTTTCTGGCAGTGTAATTTTAGATAGAATCTCTTTTGGGTTGTTAGGTACTTTGTCGGACTCTTGAACTGCATTCATCGTGTCGGTTGCTCTTTGTATTAAAACATCCTCAGACGCATCGGGGTCTATAGAAAATTGCCCTAAATACCTATCAGCGAACAAAGCTGCATTGTCGCCATAATAATTAGCAAACTTTTTTCTAAACCCACTAAAGTTAGCAACTGCTTCTTGCCCTCCATCGGGATTTGCAATTTTAATATCCTCGGCTCTTTTCAAAACATTTGCGCCACCAACGCTGTTTCTATAAAACTTCGCTATGTCCTCATTATCCGTAAAATACAGACCATAGCCATATGCCTGTGCGCCCTCACCAGTACCAATCATTTCTAAGCGAAACTCATCAAAGTCCGCGCCAGAGCCATGAAAAGCTATAATGCCCGGTTCGTCTTCTTTAGGCGGCACAACCTTTTTTACACCTAATTCTGCTAAATCTTCTGGGAAATATCCAAATTCATTTAAGTCATTACCGTCTGAGAAAACATCCTTGACCTTTACTTTCATGGATATGACCTTACCAGCCTCATCACCGTTAGGCCCATAACCATCGGCTGCGTGAATCCGTGCATATTCAGGGCTTAGTGTCACCCAATCACCAGCGTTTATCTGGTCAACATCTTTTGGCACACCTCTGTAAATAGTTATTTCAGCTTCTGGATTGTCCCGAGCCGCCAAAATTGCGGCATGAGATTGTCTGTCAAATAAATTTTTTGGGTTTCCGTAAAAACGTAAACCATCTGCTGAATAAACATCTTCTGGAAACAACTCACCGCCAGCCGTTACGTCATCAAGTCTACCACCGCCATCCTGTGGGCCACGAGGCTGATGCTGCATCCTATAGCTAGTGTCTAGTTTCAGTTGCTCAGTGTTAGACATTTGCGACAGTTCAGCATCACGTGCTCGACGCAAGTCCAAATATTGTTTTCTTAAAACAGGGTCATTTGGTGACGTTTCAAACGCTGCCTTGGCTTCATCTAAGGTTTTTGCCGGTCTAACAGCTCGACCACCAGCAGAAACTATGACATCATCAATCAACGAGGTAGGGTCGACACCAGAGGTGAGGGTAGTCCCGGTAGCTCTCTCCGCAACACGTTCCGGAGCGCCAGCGGCATAATCACGAGCGCCTCGTGCTACCGCTTTGGCAGCTTGTGGCACAAATGGAAGTCCGGCAACTGTTCCTACATCAAACGCATCGGCTAACATTTGCCTTTGTTCCTCGGACAAATCTGTTTTGTTTATTAAATCTGTAGCAAAGTTTATCGCAAACTCAGAACCAAACCTCTCGGATATGCCGGTTACTGTATCAACAAACGCTTCAGCTCTTCCTTTGTCTCCGGGGAACAATGCACTGCCAACACCACCAGCCAAGGCAATAAGGTCTGGTATAGCTGTTGCAATACCAGCAGCCCCTCCAGCAGCTAAACTAGTAGCCGTTCTGCCAACGTCTGCTAGTGCTTGCCCGGAGCGCTCCATAAGATTCCCCTCATACTCAGGGCGAGGCGCATCTCCTCCCGGATAGAATAGCCTACTTTCAACGGGAATATTTCCAACCGCCTCATCAATCGTTTGAGTATCTTCATTAAAAAATAGATACGAGTTTTCGGACTCTTGAGCCGTTTTTGCGTTCATATATAATTTTTCAAACGTATCCATTAGTTAGTGCCTTGCGTCTCTTTTTCCTCGTCTGAGGTATCGAAGCTCTTTTTTATTCTGTCAAAATTTTCGTTAAACCAAACAACTGCATCAAAATCAGCACCTGAATTTTTTGCACTGCTTATGGCATTCAAAAGGTCTAGTTCAAACCTATTAAATATTTGCAAGTTTTTTGTTTTCACTATAGCACTCGTATTTAAAGCAGAATATAAAGTTGGTGGTGGAATATCTAAGCTTAATCTTGCTCTATTAAGAGCCTCTTTAACTCTTTCATTTTGTCGCGCAGATACCTTTTCAGAGCTTTTTTTGAAAAAGTCGAAAGTAATTTTCTGGTCAAATAAGAGTTGGTTTAGCTTGCCTAGCGTTAGTTCTGTGTCTGGGACTTCTAATTGAACATTTACATAGTATTCACTGAGTGTGTCATTTTTTAGGGCAAAGTTAAGACGCTTGCCATCTACTTGCATGGTTGTAAGCATATCTTTGTATTCATTTGCTTTCTTTGCATCATCCGGCAAGAGCAAAGCTGTAAGTCTTTCTAGCTCAGAATATTTATAATCTGTAATTGAGTTAAACCCTGGAGGCACTTCATCATTTAAGCCAAGAGCTAAAATGGCATTTATTTGATTATCAAGTTTTTTAACTCTAGCTTTCCTTGCTTCGTCTACTTGGTTATTCTGACCGTCTACTTGTTTGTAATAATTGCTTAAAGCAGTTTGGGTCGTTTGCAATACATCAAGCTTTTTTTGGCCTCCCATATATTTAATGGCTTCATTGACTTCAACAGGGAGATTTTGTTGACCAAAGCTTTCGCCAGCAAGAGCCGATTTTATATATTGTACTTGCAAAAATGGTCTTGGATTAGAAACAATATATCCATCAATAATATCTTTAGCGCGATTTTCAACTGTTTCGTCAAACCGATTGGCATACCCTTCAAGTTCAGCCGCAGTTCTACCCGGGACAGCTGCCTCTTGTTTTAGAAAAGTTTCTCGTGCATTGGCTATTTTCTCAGATATTGTAACATTATCATCAGGATTGCCCCCTTTTGAAGCAACGAAAAACTTTGCATTTTCCAAATACAGCTCGGTAGCTAAAGCACTTTTAACTTTAGCGTCCGATGCTTGCTTGGCAAGATACTTATCTGAATAACTCTCGATTTCAGCATTGCCATAAATCCCTAACGCTGCTCTAAACTTCTTAGCAAATCCCGGCTCTTCTTCTTGTAGAACAGACGCAAACCCTTCTACCGTTGCTCTGAGCGCACCTTTAAAATTTTCTATTTCGATGATGCCGCCTTGTTGTTTTGCGTAAACCGGGTCTTCGAGTCTTTTCTCGGCATCTAAAACTGTCTCGGCTATCGTTGATTTAGCCAACAGTTCCATTTCATCTGAGGCCGCTGATAGTGCGGCTTTTCTTGCGGCTTGCCCGAATTCTGAATAATCATCCCCGACTAGCTCGATATCTTTATCATTTACAGCAGCATCTATGAGCTGTTGCTGAGTAGGGGCATTTAGCTCACCATAGCGCTCACCTTCAACCTCTGCTCTTGCTTGCGACATTTGCAAAAAGAAAGATGACATTTGTTGCAAGTTTTCGCTAAAAGACCTCGCTCGACGTATTGCCGCCTCACTTCCAGCATAGTCAATCTGAGGTATTCTATTTGCTAAACCCTGTTGTTCATATGTTAGATATCTAGGTGCCATCAACTCGTCCTAAAAACATCAAATAAATTATCGGTACCAACCGCTTGAGCGCCACCCATAAAACCACTAGAAACCTGAGTAAAGGCAGAAGCTCTAGAAGTTTGTTGTGCTAAACTGCCAGCCATTGAATATTGATTTGCTTGTTGTATGCTGTACTGCGTCGCAAGTGTTGCGTTATCTTGTGTTTGATAATAATCCGTGACACCTTGTTTGAGAGTATATCGGTTGAGCAAATCTACTGTCTGACCACCCATAAATGGTTGTATATTTCCGGAGAACGCAACTGCTACATTACGAGCCATTATCTCGTTTGTTTTTTTCATAACCGCAACACCCTCACGCCTTGCGGCTATGTTTTGCTGTTTGCCTTGCAGTTTTGCATCGTAAGCTTTTTGTTCATACAAAGCTTTTTCTGCGTCACCAGCACTCATGGTTGCACTGGCAGCTACGACAGAACTTACAATACTTGCAATCGCTAATGCCGGACTGCTCATCTTCCTATACTCACTTTATAATCTAAGGCTAAAACTGTAAAAAATACCGGCTGATTCTGAGAGATGGTTATCTGTGCATCTCGGTCATACCCAAGAAACCCTTGTGTTTTTTTCACACCAGTAAAAGTTGGAACAGCTCCGGAGCCACTTGCCGGCAGTGTCTGTAAGCTGATTTCACGCCCGTTGAGCGTTATATTCTGTGAACGGTATAAAACAGGGCTAACCTCTAGTATGCGCCTTCTATGACTCTGTATTGTCCCGGAAGGCAGTCTTGGCTCAAAAGGCATCGTTTTAACAGTCACGGTATAATTTAAACCAACCTCTGCGTAAGTGGTTGGGTTAGGAAAAGCAATAGATGTAGCTATTTGACCTGACGATACCGTACTGTCATTACCCATGATATCATCAATAATAAGCTTAACCGTCTCTCCCTCTAAATGAGTGAGACCCGTATAGGTTCTATTTGTTGGTCTAGCTTGGTCAGGTGAGGTTGGGTTATCAAGGTATTGAATGCTGCTATCAGTTGTTCTGTCCTCATCAAACGTCTCAAGATAATATTTAGTTGCCCCACCGATTGTTCGTTTCACCACAACATAAATAGTGTCTAAATCCACACCTACATCCACAAACTCCCCGTCGGTCCGCCAAGTAGCCGGAGCGACTATCTGTTGACCACGATTTAACATAAACGCAGATATAGTTCCGGTTTTGCCCGTACTAGCAGCTCTATATCCAGCACTATCACTTCCGTTTAAAATAAGCAGTAAATCGCCTTCAGTCGTATCGGTAGCTTTTCGTAACACCATTCGAGCCGGGTCAATAATCATGTGAGAGCAAAGCAAACTTATGTTATTACTCACATAGCTTAACTCAGCGTCCGTAAATAAAAACTCACGCAAAGATTTGCCGCCCCGTTGGATAAATAAAGTTCCGCTATCAACAGCCGTTGGCATGATTCCCGGCTCGGCTCCCCTAGCAGTGACACCTTTGATAGAAATGTTTTTAGGTGTAATTGGCTGCAATTCGCCTTGCGGAATATAAAACTCACCGCCTGTTGTAAATATCTGTAAGTCTCGGCCAGACCTTAATCCGGTAATAGCGTTTTGTTGGTCGGTTGATAGTGTAGCGATAATAGCGTCATCGTCTAATCCTTCTGCTATCGAAAAATCATTGATATTACCTACTTTAGAGCCAAACAAAGTATTAGGGGCTTGAGGAGCGCCACCGTAATACAACCGCCCTTCATGGAAGGTACACGCAGATGGATAGCCTCTAGTGCTAGAAAAAGCTGCCTCATACCCGGTTTCAACCTCCCAATCATTTGCATCAATCGTATCTGTATTAAAAAAAGGTATTTCAACAGTAGCTTTAGCCACTGTAGCTGATACACGTTCAGTGATTCTAGCTCGGCCAAACCCATTATTTACAACAACAAATTGGTCAACCATAGACGTTGTCCAGAAAGAACTAGCGCACGTAAGCGTTATATTACCGGATACAGCCGAGGGAGTTAGATTTACGTTTCCGTTAGTGGTAGTTGCAGTGTACCGAAACTTGGGGAAGTTGTCGGATGTTTGATAACTTATGCTCCAATTATTATTAGCATCAAGTCTGGCAATTCGTATGGGGCGAATAGATTCATGTGTAAGTATTAAGGTATCTGCATTTTGAGTAAAATAAAACTTGCTAAAGTCAGGATAAAACCCCCCATTTGAACCCGGGTTAGCTGGATTGTATAATCCGGAATCATACTCGAAGCTTATATAAGTTGTATCCGTTTGGCCGCCTGATGTAACATTCACACCATTTAGTTGTAAATTTTCAGTTATAACTTGATTATTAAAAATGCTTAACCTCAAACGTCTTGGCGTACCGCTATTATTAAACTGGCTTATTAGCAGCATAAATCTTTGAGTTGTGGAAAACTGAAACGGTATCAACCGACTCATACCATTAGGATTATTGGTTGTGCAGTCTTTTACGAAACGTAGACCCGGCCTTCGAGAAAACCCTCCTTGAGGTTCAAACACAACATTAGTCGCAGTATCTACCGACCCATAATATTGTTGTAAATCTATTCGGCCTCGGAGGAGGGGGTCTATCTCACCAACAGTAAAATTTGATTGATATTGCTGTACTCTGCTCATCTTACATCCGTCAGTAAGTAATCACCGACCACTGACGGAGTCTGACCGCCAGCGTCAATATTCGCAGCTTGCCGGAAAAAACCACCGCGTAAACCCTCGCCCGGTGTGCCAAGCGCAACTGTTCGCCAATATTCTGCTTTGGTTGTTTGGTCAGTAATGACTTCAGCCAAATGCCAAGCCATCTGATAACTCAACAGTGTTACGAAATAGGTAGGCATTGAGCCTTCAGCTACTGATTTCTGATAATCAATATGTATCTCAGTAGCATCCGTCATAAGAACAACACCACCGCCAGTAGATTGTGCTATCTCCCATTGTTTGAATAACCCGGCACCAGGACTAGAGCTTGTCCTTACCGCTCTTGGAACTCCAAGCAACATATCATTGGGAAGTGTAAATTGGTTTGTCCATTCATTGGCTGGGTCATTGCTGCTATCTTTTGATAGTTGCGTTTTAGCAATCGTAAACGACCACGGATACATCCCAAGCGTAGATAGTTTAACCTCGTCGTAAATTACTTCACAAGCAGCGCCAGCCGGTGTTCCATCAGTAAAACTCGTAATAGAGTCTGCACCAAGTAACAACAGAGCTTTATTACATATTCCTACATTTGTATCACCAGATGCCATAATAAATCACTCCGTTGGTAAGAAGGGGCGATTTCTCGCCCCGTCTAATATTAGTCACCATCAGTCTGGGAAATTGAAGTTCCGTTGGTAACGTCAACCACACCGCCAGAGTTACTAGCGACTGTGTGAATTGATGAGGCTAACGTGCCTCCCGTAGATGTAACCGATATAATTACATCCCCGACTGCAACATCTTGCGACACACTATTGAAGTAACCAGCTCCATCAACGACTGTGACTGCATCTGTTGTTGTGTAGGTGAACAGTTGAGGAGCTGTGCCTTTTTTAGACTGACCCCCTATTGGATTCCATCCATCTCTTGCAAAAGCCATGTTATAATCTCCTCTTAGCTCTCGTCCATAACCACGTCCACGATACCATCGACATCGATGGCAACCGCGCCCATTGAAAGCATCGAGGTTACTAAGAACGATGTTTTTTCTGGGATGTAGTTGATTTCTGTTTTTGGAGCGATACCAACCGCTACACCAATGGCTGACCGGTGAAAAGCAAATCCGGTACGGTCATTAGTCGATAAAGGCAGACCTCCTTCATCTCTATCTCCAACCATATGGAATTGAAATCCCATCATGGTAGAAATTTGACCTTGGACAAGCGCTTGTATCTGTTGGAAATCAGCACTGATTGCTCTTTCATCACCCAGCAAGCCAGCCAAGTTATTGGCGTGAATTACAAAGTGACGGTCTGTTGCTGGGACATTTTTAGCATCCAAGGCTTTTTTGGCGGCTATGATTTTACCAACATTCAAATTAGATGCTGTAGCAGAGCCGGATGTCACTACGGTTTTTGCTACCGATGAACCAGCCGATGCAGCATTAAGTGCGTCGATAATGATTTGGTCCTCACGACGGCCTATCGCATTTCCAAGCAGACTTGCTAATTCTGACCTCTCGTCAAAATTGACTTTTGCCTGATTGAATACATCTGAATACTCCGCTGCAACAAAGTCGGTTAGACTACAAGCAACAGTGTTGAAATCAGCATTGATTGGAACAACGTCGGTTTGCGGTGTTCTTACACTTGCCTGACCTTTACCGACCTTGGGGAAGTTTACCTGACTTCCTACAACTCCGGTTCTAGTACGACACGCACCAGACAGAACCGCACCGCTTTGGTATGCTTGATGCACCTCTGCCTCAAATAGTTGGACGAAAGCGTCCGATAATTGTGTTGACATGATTTTACTCCTAATTAAACACACAAAAACTTAAAAGCGCCTGTGGGGTTGTCGGAGTAACTCCGGCCTCTGGCTTCGCGATACGTCGCGCAACGGTGTATTTCTACACGCCAGACCGGCCCTTATGGGTTATCAGTCTCTTTCTGAATAAACGATATTCACACGTTTGTAAATATACTTGTGGCACCTTTTTGTAATTGTACTACCCGTATCGTTTCTCAAACCTTTTTTCAACAGACTGAGTAAAAGCCGGGTCCTTGCCATATTTGGGGTCTTGCATGAGAGAGCGAGTTTCTGCTTTAAACTCCTCTTCAGACTGTTTTCCCTCTTCAATAGAGGCTACGGGCATCTTGGTGAGGTCACCTGTCATACCTCGAACCTTTTGCATAAGACGCTGCCCAACGGCAGTGCCACCCCAAAAAGCAAGCTCCGTTCGCTCATCTGGAGAGATAATACCTTTATTTACCAGACTATCAGCCCATTTAACATTGGACTCAATGATAGCATCGGCATTTACCCCCAATGCTTTTTTCTCAGCTTCCATTGACACTTTCGTATCTTGTGCGCTTGAAGCGGTTAGTTCAGCAACACTTCCAGCTAATTCATCGAAAGCAATCTGTGACACCCCGTGCTTCTTCGACCAATTTAAAAAAGTATCAACTACCGGGTCCTCGGTGTTCAAATTATTATCTTCAAATATTTTGGTATCATACTGCTCTGGTGCTTTGTGCTTACCCTCGCTTAATTTTTTTTCTAGCTCGGTATAGGACTTAGTCATGTTCTCTAAGTCCGGACCTTCTTTTTCATCCCAAAACTTCTCCGGGAACCAATCGGGTCGCTCGTAGGTTTCATCCTCTTCAACAACAACTTCCGTTTCGGATTCTTTCAAATGTGATATTGGCTCTTCTGTGGTGGTTTCTTCTGCTTGAGCTTGTGCTGGCATTAAGCCTTCTGCTTGCTGGGTTTCATCCTCTGACACGTTTTATCCTCTGTTCTATTTCTCTAACAAGTGAGTTTTGACCTTCCCTTGCATATCCGAATGAAGGGTCAGCCCCGGGAATCCAAGCTGGTTGCTCGATTGTTACTTTGCGTAAATATTCTAACGCTTTGATACCAGCCTCGGTTTGAAATGTCTGAGCAAAGATAACGTCTGTTTCTTTCTCAACATCTTCTGAAATTGTCATTTCTGGAACAGCATCTAAACCATCCCAACCCGGCTGGTTGATGCCTCGTATTTTATTTGCTTGATTGTTCATTGAATCCCTTGCTCTTGAGCAGCGGCTTGAGCAGCTTGAACGAGTTGTGCTTGTATTTGTTCACGCTCTTCTGGTGTTGTTCTGACACTAGCCGGGACACCCATCTGGTCTGCTATATAATCACCAACTGCTTCTGTTTTTAGTAATGTTTGTCCAACTGGGCCAAGGCTTTGCGCTATCTGAAGGAATTGT